GCCAAGTTAGGAACAACCGCACCAACAAAGCCAAATACAAAAGAGCATTTAGTCGGTGTAGGCGGTGGTGATTCAACTCCCGACGGACTTATTGAAGTTCCAAGCGGAGAAATGGCAAGGCTTAAAAACTGGTTCCCTGACGACACGCCACAGAAATTAAAAGAACGCTATAACAGAATTTTAAAAACTCAAAAGGAGGACTAAAAATGTTTAGTTTATACAGAAATCAGAATGGAGAGAACTTTGAAAAATATGTGTCTCTTCCAACAACAGCAAGCGAAACGTACACAATCGGTGAAGCGTTAGTGCTATCTAGCGGAAAGGTTACAAAGTGCGGAGCAACGGCAGTACCAACACATATTGCTGGGTGTTCTTATGTTGCACCCGCAACAGGAATGCAACCTATCCCGTGTATTCCAATTCAGAAATCATTTGAATTGATTACAACGGCGTATGCGGATCCATCTTCATTGAATATCGGTGACAAGGTGACGTTACACACAGACGGCTTACAAGTAACAGCTACAACTACAAGTGGTGTGGCTGAAATCGTAAATAAACTAGGTGCAGCGGCAGCAGGCGCACAGCTAGTAGTAAAGTTTTAGGAGGTTAAGAAATGGCAGTAATATTTTCAAAATTAAGCGGTAAAAATGATTCTCTTTACAAGGCAGTAGAGGGAGTTTTAACGGAAATTATCACAGATGTAGACACAGGTAAAACCAATGACGACGAAGTGCTTGACGGTATTTTTAATGTCAAGAAATCAACCAAGTTTGGTGAACGTGCTGGAGGTATGACAGAGTTTTCAACCTTTGCACCAGTTGACGAAGGTGGCGTAGGCATTAAAGACGAAATCGAAGAAGGTTTTGCAAAGCTAGTTGTGCACACTTCTTTCTCCAAGTCATTCACAATCACAAGAGATATGGCAAATGATGATTCATTAGACGATGCAAAGGTCGCAGCTTCAAACTTTGTAAAGGCGTACAAGCAATCTAAGTTAGAATTTGCTACAAACTTCCTTGCAACAGAGGGTTCAACATTCACATACGGAAACAAGACGTTTGATAAGACAACGGGAGACGGATTGGGATTGTTTAGTGCGGCACATTTAGGAAAGAAAGCGGGAACTGCTACACAGTCAAACGTGTTTACCAATGCATTTGGAACCGATTCTAATATGCTCAATAGACTTTCTAATATCGGTAGAAACTTTAAAAATGAATCCGGCAACGTGCTAGGGTACACTTTTGACACTATCGTTATTCCAGGCAATGCATGGCAGCTTGAAGATACCATTAAAAAGATTATCGGATCAACACAGGTGGTTGGCTCTAACAACAATGACATCAACACTCAAAAGAATAAGTGGAGATTGATTGTGGATCACAGATGGATTGCAGCGGCCGGAACATCACCGTATATCTTAATGTCTAGCGAAGCAAACAAGGCTTTACAGGGTTTAAGATTCTACAACAGAGAAGCACTTGACGTAGCCAATGAAGTTGATTTACATACTCGTAACCTTGAATGGAACGGATATTGTAGATTCTCTGTAATGGCGGCTAATTGGAGAGCGTGCATTCTTGCGGGAGCGCAGGCGGGCACAACCCTTTCATAAATAAACGTTTTTAAACGTATCTCCAGTTAGAAAATTGTATACTTCATGCCTCCTTTATGGTATAATATTTATTATAGAGGAGGTGCTTTTTATGAAAGTACAATGGAAACCAATAGAAGAGTTTGACGGGCTATATTTAATTTCTACAACGGGGCATGTTTTTAGCACAAGAAGCAACAGGCTGATTAAACAACAGCTTTCAAATGTGGGGTATTGTAGAGTTGAGATAAACGTAGATGGTAAAGCACAAAAACATGGAGTGCATAGGCTTGTAGCAGAGGCGTTTATACCGAATCCGAACGGGCACCCTGTTGTGAACCATAAAGACGAAAATCCTAGAAATAACAATGTTGAAAACTTGGAATGGTGTACCTATCAATATAATTCAAACTACGGAACGTGCCAACAAAAAATAAGAGAGCACACAACCTATAAATATGGGGCAGACAATCCAACGAGTATACCTGTGTATCAATTCGCAAAAGACGGAGAATTTGTAGCAGAATACGCATCAGCGAAAGAGGCAGCCGATATTACAGGGTTTGAGTTCAAGTCGATAAGCAAAGCGAGAACAGGAAAACTCAAAACGTATAAAGGATATGTATGGAGAACCACAAAAGACTTTGATAGCGTAAAACCAAGACCGAGTTTCAAGCTTGCTGGAGCCTTATTACAATACGACAAACAGGGGAATTTTATTAGGAGATATGAAATACCGAACGACACAAAAAAATATGGGTTTGATGCAAATGCTGTGCGCGATGTGTGCCGAGGCATGTTAACAAGTCACAAGGGATATAAATTCATATATGAAGAGTGCAAATAGCACTCTTTTTTAATGCAACGAAAGGAGAAAACATGAAACTACATGAAATTATGGAATCAGATGGTTTAAAGCGAAAAATCATAGACTTTGATTCCGAGGGCCGGCCAGTAACAGAGCCTTACGACGGTGAAGAAGAGCAGACAGAAAATGAAGAAGAAACTTCAACGGAAGAAACGGAGAAAACAACAGGAACGGAAGAACCAACAGGCGAGTTTAGGTGCCAATATTGCGGAAAAGTGTGTAAGTCTGATTTAGGTTTAAAGGCCCATGAAAGAAGTTGTGGAAAAAATCCGAACAAGTAAGGAGGTACGCCTATGAATTGGGGAGAATGTAAACTATACGCATTACAGAAAATAGATCCTACGGTAAATTCATTAGTGCCTAACAGAAACACCAGCGCATATCTAAACGCCATAGTTGCGGTAGCAAATAGAGGCTTGCAAGACCTTTCGACGGCGGGCAAGTACATTATAAAGTCATTTGATATAACCCAATCAGAACCCAAGAATATACTTCCTATGCCACTTTACTTGATGGATATATACGATCATTATAGCGACGACGTACCTTATCAGGCAGACGGAGCCACAACATATTATTTTGAAGTAGATGGAACGGCAACGGTACAGATTTATGTTGATGGGGTTCTGACAGATACGATACAGAATACTACAAAGGGCTTTACTGCTCATAAAGGATTTATATCCAATCCAGATAAAAAGACCGTTAAAATCGTGTTTAGTGGCCCGTATCATTATCAGTACACCAATATTGCATTATACGACACGAATTTCGAAACTGTTGAAGACATATGGGATTTTGTAAGCGAGAAAAGATACAACCTCAAAGCACTTAAAGACGATTTTTACAAGCTAGTAACAACCGACTTAGTGTTGCAAAGCGGATTTAACCAAACAAGATATGCCAAGAGTTCGGAATATTATTGGGAGGGTGATTCTACGCTTGTTTTAAACGGACTGCAAAAAGGTAGTTGGAAAGTCCACTACTACGCATACCCACAGCAAATCACATCAACTACGGCAGACGATACAGAGTTGTCGCTTGATTCGGAAGTCGCTGCACTATTGCCGCTTTACATAGCTTCTCAGCTGTCACAGGACGACGATATTGGTTTAGCAGACTACTTTGCAGGCGAATACGAAAAGGGCAAGCAACAGCTAAAACCAACACAAACTATTGGAAAGGCACAATTTGTTGATGTTAACGGGTGGTCATGATGGCGATTAAAAGCAAACCAAAATACGAAATTAGAATTGAAAACTTCAATGGAATAGATTTAAGAAACTCACCTTCAAAAGTAGCGTTCAATCGTTCTCCAATGTGCCCGAACATGATTCGAGAAACTAAGGGAAACAATCGTAAACGGCATGGATACGAAACACTTTACACGTTAGATGCGCCTATAAATGGCTTTCATACGCTGAAAACTGCAACGGAAAAGGTTTTGGTACACGCCAATACAAAACTCTATGTAATGGGAAACCCAACGCCTATATATACCCTTGCAAATAACCAGTTGTCGCTATCGAGGCAAGTAGGCGGCAAACTGTATATATTTGACGGTGCAAACTTCCTTGTATACGACGGCACAACGGTAGCAAAAGTAGAAGATAGCGCATATATTCCGACTGCAACCATAGCCAAGACATATAAAGGCGGTGGAACTTCATTAGAACCATTAAATTTAATTCAACCGAAAAGAACCGAAAGATTTACGGGAGATGCAACAAATAAGACATTCCCACTAGGATACACAAATATAGATGCCGCAACGGTAGTTATCAAGTCTCTTAATTCAAGTGGTGGATTTGATACGCTAGTTGAGGGTACACACTTCACAGTAAACAGAACTCTTGGCACATTCACAACCTCAACAACGTACCCAACGCCCGTTACTGGCGAGGATAACTTGTATGTAACTTACGCAAAAACTGTAACTGGCTATGCCGATAGGGTAAAGAAATGCACAATCTGTTTCCTATACGGCTTAAACGGTCAGAGAGATAGAATATTTGCAAGCGGAAACGCTGATTACCCGAACTATGATTGGTATTGCAAAAGCAACGATCCTACAATGTGGGGCGATACTTGGTATTGCGTTATAGGTCAAGAAGATTCTAAGATTATGGGATATTCAATAGTAAACGACTACCTTGTAACCCATAAAGATAAGGCTGAAAACGATTCTAACGCCAATTTAAGGCAAGGATCATTCGATTCTACCAATGGAACGGTTTTTAAGTCCACGGGGAGTTATTCAGCAGCCGGAGCATTATCTAAATACGCTTTTGTATCATTTCAAAACGAACCGTTATATCTTTCAACAGAAAAAAGCATACACGCCATTACGCCAAGTGATGTACTAGGGGAGCGATCAAGTCAAGAACGCTCTTATTTTATTTCTAGCGCATTAGCCAATGAAGATTTAACCGATGCATACGCTTGTTATTATGACGGATTTTATA